CTCGCGGCACAGCTCGGGCACGGCAAGACCAGCCTCTACGCGCTTGAGCGCCTCGATGATCTGGCTGTCGGTGAATCGGGACTTCTTCATGGTAGAAATTTTCCTTCGAAAACTTCTACTTCTCACTGCGCTGGTTTTGCGGGGGGATTACCATGGGGGAGGCTATCGGCAACAGAAACAACCTGCTGCGAAGCTTCTGGCGTAAATCCAACGCCGGGAACTTCGCGAGAATAGGTGATATCGCGCAGTGCTTTACGCCAAATGGAGCTGAACGTATCCCCCACATCGCAGTTTACCTTCCCGACTACAAAGCTCTGCTGGACAACAGCCAGCAGAACATTGGCCAAAGACGTTTTCCCAACGCCGCGCTCTCCAAACAGGATCGCGTGGTAGCCCTTTTGCGTAACAGCACTGATAATTCGATTGAGCTGATCGATTCGGCCGGCGAATAGATCCTGCGTATTGACGGGCGAGCCAGGTGTAAAGACCTGTCCAATATGAATAAGTTGACTCGTCCGAGAATCGACTTCCATACGTTTGTCCCTGTCATGTTTGGCGGCTTTCCAATTAGTATTACACCAAAACATGCAAGTCAACAGGCAAACCCTGCAAGTGATGCCATCTAAGCCACTAGTGCCGTTCCCGCGCCCCTAACAGTATCTATCCCCTTTCCGAGCTCATAACGATACTGCCGCAATGTGAGCTCCCCGCCGTACTTCTCGGCCACCATCAGTGCATTGACCGCCTGGCTGGCTGCAACCGTTTACTCCGTGCGCACGATGAGTGCGCGCAGCAGGTTCTGTCGTTCCATGGCCACCAGCGCCGACTCCACCCATCGCAGGTTGTCGGGGATGCCCTGGTCGAAGGCGATTTCCGGGTTGTAATGCGGCCGGAGAGAAACGGCCGGTAATGACTACCGGCGATTGGTAGCGGGGACAGGATTCGAACCTGTGACCTTCGGCTTATGAGACCGACGAGCTGCCGCTGCTCTACCCCACAACAGGAAAGCCGCCGACGAATGCAGGATCTCCCGAACCCTGCTCCGCCGACGGCCTTTTGATGCTGGGCGACCGCTGTTCGCAGCACTGCCCACGCTAGTGATTTAAGGGGGTCAATCGTTCCCGTGCAACTGGGGTTCCGCATGGGGTTCCGCACTTCCGCATGCGGAAGATTTCAGCCGCCGCCGAGGTCGCCGAACAACCGTTTCCGGAACTCCACGCGCCCATCGTGCAGCGCCTCCTCCAGCGCGCGCAGTGCCACGGTATGGATACGGACATACGTCGCTCCGCGCATCTTCACCTGTCGTGCGAGCACGGCCGTGGCCTGCTTCCGCTCTGGCCAGACCATCTCAACCACCGCGGCGTGGATGATCAGGCGCAGCCGGTGCCGATCGGCTGCACTGCTCATGTCCAGGCCAGTGACTCGGGATTGCTCCAGCGCGCGCTGCACCGGATCGAATGCCAACAGAGCCAGAGCGGCCAGCTCCTGACCATCCGCCCGTATTGCCACGGCCTTGGCCGCGCGCTGTGCCAGCTTGTCGTCCATGTAGGCCAGGGCACCGGCCACGTCCGCACCGGTCAGCGGCACAACGGTTCCGCGCCCCTCTACCGGCACCTTGTACCCGCCACCTACCAGCATCCGCGCCAGCAGTTCGAGTGGATCGCGTTCGTGTGACATCAGACCCCCTGGTCCTTGTAGCGCTTTGCCAAGAACTCGTACTTGCCCATGTCCTCCATCAGCCGCGCCTTCACGGATGCATCGGGCTCGACTTCATAGGCCGCCCGCGCCTCCGCTGCTTTTGCCCGGGCCCATGCCTCCTTGGTTTCGTACCGGATCCGGCCACCAGCGCCGGAGGCTTTGGGTTTGAAACTGCTACCGCACCGGCGTGCCACCTCCTCCAGCAGTTGCTCAGTCGGCACCGCCGACAGGTCGAAAGCCGTCATCGCACCACCATTGCAGCGGCGCCACGGCCAGACATGGCGGCCAGGTGATCCGCATTCGTCCACCCCAGCGCCTCCCGGCTCAGCAGCTCCGCCAACCGGGCGAGACCTTTGCCGGTCACCCGGACCTGATCGCACACCCTCTCCTCACCGTCCGGGCGCGGCAGCACCGTCACCTTGTGCACCAGCACACCGGTCTGGAGCCGCGGCTGGTAAGCCAGCCAATTTCTGCTGCCCGGGCGTCGGTAGATCCACGCATGCTCCTGCAGCCAGGAGAACAGCTTCAAGGGCGGCACGGCCAGCAGCTTGGCCGCCTCGGTGACCGGGAACGTACCTTCTGCATCGGCAATCGTATCCAGCGCGCGGGCCTTGGGCTGCAGCTGCCGGTTCTCTGCCCTGAGCGCTTCCACCTGCTCGCCATATCCCAGCAGCAAGCCGCGCAGGGCGGCCGGATCAGACAGGATCGCCATCACGTCCGCCTGCGGCGCCGGGGCGGCTACTCGCTGGTCGTAGGCGCGGATCACCTGCAGGTGGAACGCCGGCGAGATCCACATCGCGTAGGCATAGACCAGCTCCTTCACCACGTAGGTTCCCTGTAGGACACCGCCCTGCAACACTCCGACAGCGTTCCTCATATCTGAGGAACGGTCGATTTCCTCAATCAGCTCCCTCGCCTGCCTCGACCTCAGCCAATTCGATGGCTGGTGCTTGCTGGCTGCGCCAGAGGCGATATGCAGGTCATTGAGCGAGAAGCGGCCCTCGGCATCTTGGCGGACACTCACCGCGGCGATGGTCAGCTGCATGCCGGCACCTCCGTGGTGGCTACCAGGCGGCGAGCCCGCTTCATGAACGACACGAACTCCTCCCGGTGCCGCTCCTGCGCGGCGCGGTGGGCCTTCTCTTGAGTCTGGATCCAGTCCTCGAACTCGATCTCGAGAAATGCGAGCCGCTGATCGACTGTGATGGTGCGGAAGGCAACCGGCGCCGGCGGGGCGTCAGCGTTCCTCCCGCTCCCGCGCGGCGCTGCCGGCAGGGCCAGAACGGCGCCGGGATCAGCTGCAGACCACACTGCAACTTGGCGGCCGTGGCGCGTGTCATACCGGTCCTCACCACGAATCACATGGCCGGAGCCCTGCAACTCACGCAGCAGGCCAGCGACGGCCGGCGCAGAGGACGGAAGGAACTCCGGCGGATGACCGGCCCCCATCGCTGCGATCCCCATCTGCTCGAGCAGTTCCGCCGCGGTGCAGGCACCGGCCGCGCCAAGACAGAACAGGGCGACCAGTCGCTGGTACTCACGCATATCCATCCCCGTCATTGCTGGCTCCTTTGCTCGATCACGAATGTCTGTTGGGCGATCAGCTCGTCGTCGGAGCCGTAGGTTTCGTGGAACGTCCTCGAGCCATCCATAAGGCTCGGCCCCCACTGCTCGCGCATCTGCGCGAACGTCTTCTCCGATCTCGGGTGCCGCCGGTGGTGCCAGGTGCACAGCGCATAGCCGAACGAATGGCCGCGGCGCTTGTTGCCTGACTTCGCGTGGTTGTAGTCGCAGCCGTAGACCACCAGGGTCGGCTCCAGCAGCCCCTGGGTGGCCAGCGCCAGGCAGGCCATGCAGGGACCGATCTTGCTGGCTTCGATCCGGGCGGCTTCTTCGGCCGTCGGCGGCGGTGCTTTCGACCACATCAGCCCTTCACCTCTTCGCCGAAGCCGAGGTCAGCTGCAGCGCGCGCCATCGCCGCCTTGGCCTTTTCCCGGTCGCTCACCACCGGCAGCGTCGGCCGTTCGTGCGGCAATGCCAGCATCGGCTCGGGCAGCTTCCCACCCTCGGCCACGTACCGCATGGCCTGCTCGTAGGCCGCGCGAAGCATCCGCTCCTGCTGGAAGCCGTCGGCGGTGTTGAAGGTGTGCAGATCCATCATGGCGCGCACTTGCATGGAGAATGCCGACCGGTCACGGCCGGGACGCATCTCCTGCTCCACCTCCCCAAACGTCGGCAGGTTCAGGCACAGCGCGCGGAACTTTGCCGGCCCCGGTGGCCACTCCAGTCCCTTCAGCAGGCAGGCAGACAGGCCTTCACCCAGCTGCCTCGCCGTCAGGCCGCGCAGCGCGGTCGCCCAGGTCTGGCCGGCAGTGGAAAGCGTCCCGTCGGCCTTGGCCGGCGCGGTGCCGTTGTCCCGCGTGAACTTGCCCGGGAACATGGCAGCCATCCGTTCCCACAGCGTCCACAGCGCGTCCATCTGCCGCTGCGATGGCTGCTCAACCAATGACAGCGAATTCGCCATCGATGACGTCCCCCGCGCCTGCTCGTCCTGCTCCACCTGACCGGCCAGCTGCAACAGGCCCGCCTTCGCGCTGCAATCGCTCCCATTCCTCTCGGGCGTGGGCGACGGTGTCGGCAGAACCTTGCGCAGTTGATCCATGGTTGGCAGCTCCTGATTGCTTGGGCTCGACGGGAAGCAGCAGGCCCAGGGCCATTGCGTCCTTGAGGGATTTGTTGATGTCGCCGCCGCTCTCGGCGATGGCTTCCAGCTGTGGGCGGACCTGCAGCCAGCCTTGGATCGACAGCGGGCGCCTGCTGACGCGGCGATGCCTGACGAACAGGGCCAGCACTTCGCGGTCCAGGCCGGGCAGCAGCGGACCGAGCGGCGAAACCTCACGCTCGATGTCTGCCTCTGTCATCGCGGCGCCGTCGCCCACACCCGGTGTGTGTTCCTGACGGTTACCTGATGTATCTGACGGTTCCGTGTCCCGTTTTTGGGACTCTTTCCGGGAAAAACGGGACTGTTTGGCGGGAAAAACGGGACTGTTTCCCTGACTTTTCGGGACTGTTCCGTTTTCGGAACTGTTCCGGTTTTGGGACTGTTCCGTTTTCGGGCCTGTTTCGATCATGTCCGGGCCGCGCAGCCGGTAGACGATCACCTGCTTGGTGTCCCCCATACGCCGGCCGCTGTCCTCGATCAGACCCCACTCACGGAGCCGGGCAAGGTTCGCCATCACCGTCTTGCGGTCCTGTCCGGTTGCCTCCGCGAGGTAGCCCACCGAGGGGAACGCCAGCCAGGTATCGCCGCTGGCGCAGTTGGCCAGAACCGTCAGCACGAACTTGGCCGACGACTGCTTGATAGGCAGCTTCAGCGCCCAGGTAATCGCCTCGACGCTCACGGCTGCACCTGCCATGTGATGTGGAACATGGGCAGCTTCACTCCGTTAAGTGGCTGGAGATCCGCCGGCCAGGGCTCTGGCAGTGGCGCACGCAGCACCTGCAGCCAGCGGAACGCAGTGGCCCGCGACACACCGAAGCGTTCGCGGAGCGCACGTGCGGTGAGGGGCATCCGCTGCTGGCGCGCCCACACGACCACGTCCATGTGCGGAAGCAGCTCCACAACGTCCGGCGTCAGCGCGTGCCCATTGGCCTCCAGTCGGGCGGCCAGCACCACGGCCCATTTGAGGGTTCCGGTACTCATGACGAAGAGCCTCCCGCGACGACCAGGGTCGGGCCAACCGTCTGGCTCTGCAGATGCCCCTCGATGGACGCAAGAATGGTCGCCACCTCTGCCTGCAGGTCCATTCCATCCCGCTGCGCGCGGCGCAGCGCGGGAACATCCCGGCCGTCGACGATGCCGTCGGCCATCACCTGTGCCAGCGCACCTATGGTTTTCCCGAACTCGATGGACATCCGGGAGGCGTTGAGCATCCCCGAATGCGGCTGCAGCTCCGGCAGGCGAGCGCCCATGAACCCGTAACGCTGCGCCAGCTCCCGGGCACATTCCTCGCCCCAGGGTGACGGCATGGCGGAGACCCAAGCCTCTTCCAGGTCCACCGGCAGCTTCACCGTGCCATTGCGGAACCGAGCAATCAGCTGCGCGTTCGCGCGCTGTGCCTTCTCGATCGCATCGGTATCGGTGCCCGTGTGGAAGTCGACCACACGCTCAGCCGGCGCCACGATTCCCATGTACGTCTCGGCCACCGCCTGGGCGAAGCTGGCATCGGTGTGGTGACTGTTCCGGATGCAGGCCGTCGTGTGCCGGAAGATCACGGCAGCGCGCGGCTCGCGGAAGGTCGGTTGAATCTGTTGCTTCATTTACGCACCTCGGGAGTAGATGCAAGGTGGTCCCCATGGACAGGACGACCACGCTCAAGGGATCAAAGAAAGGTGCCGCCCGCCTTGCGGTAGGCTGCGGGCACCACGCGAGCAGCCCGCAAGGAGGGCGACATGGACAACGAAACTGTTCCGGACGTGATTGCCGACTGGGAAATAGAGGTCAGCGACAATTTCCGAGGAGCCCAGCTCACTTTTCGTGCCCTCGGCAAGCCAGGGCATCCGGAGGCCGGGGGTACTTATGCATGCCGCCCGATGTTCTTAGAGCTCGAACGGCTGCGGCGTCTCCAGAAGGAGTTGGACGGCTTGATCCGCTACATGGAAAAGGGTGTCGCGGCACCCGGAGCATCTCTGCAATAGCGGAGGCTGGTCCGGCCATCTCAGGCCACCTCCACGGGGACGATCCGGTCGTCGTCGGGGTCAGCCGGTGGCGGCGCGGGGGCGGTGCCGGTCTGCACATCCAGCAGCCGCAGCACCTCCGGCACCGCCGGCAGCGCGCGCTCCTCCTCCCAGCTCTCCACCTGCTCCACCGGCAGCTGCAGCACCTTGGCCAGCTGCTTGTCGTTGCTCAGGCCCAGCTTGGCGCGCAGAGCGCGCTTGCTCATGCGGGAATCGACCAGTGCCGCAGCGGTGAGCGGGGCCGAAACCACGGGATCGCCAGATACGGCAACTTGCGCCGGGGCGTCACCGAAGACGTCCGGCCGACGGAGACTCCAAATTTCCGGAATCCCCCGGTACTTCCAGTTTTGGACGCGCTGCACTCCCCCCGCACGAGGGTCAAACCCAAGCTGGATGGCTATCTCAGTAGGGCCGCCAAGGCGATCAATCAGAGCGGCATCTGCATGCAGTTTGGTTTCCATGAATCGAGTAAACATCATGATGACATCAATAGTCAACTCTATGTTTATCGACTCGGGTAAACGTGACGTTTACGCTGCCCGGATGAAGAACCAGCTCACTGACTTCCAGCGTCGCTTTGAAGAGGCCATGGCGCACGCCGGCGTGGCCAATAACCGGGCGGCGTTTGGAGTGAAGCTGGGCCTCGAGGGGAACCAGAATCAGAAGTTGTACAACTGGTTCAAGCGCGATCAGCGCGTACCTGACGACCAGCGACGCCCGCTCGCGGCGCTTGGGATTTCTATCGATTGGCTAAACAACGGCGATGGAGAAATGTTCGTCGACCGCACGCCAACTCAAGTCTCACCGCCAGCGACACCCGGTGACTATGTTCGCGTCGAGCAACTGGACGCGACAGGGGGCATGGGCGGCGCAATGGTCAATGAAGATCATCCGGAGGTCATCCGGTCGGTTGAGTACGGAGAGGCATACATTCGGGCGCTGATTGGGTTCGTCCCACCGCCTGGTCGGCTGAAGCTTGTGTCCGGCACTGGCGACTCAATGCGCCCGGTGATCGAACCAGGCGAGCCCACCCTGATGGACTCCGGGGTCACGACCTTCCAAGGCGACGGCATCTACTGGATCGGCCTGGGCGACCGCCACGACGGTCACCAGATCAAGATGCTTCAGCAGCGAGGCGACGGCCTGTGGGTGGTGAGCGCCAACCCGCTCTACCCGCCATTCCCGTTCCCGGAGCATGGCCGTATTGGCGGGCGGCTCTACATCCGCCACAAGATCGAGCGGTTCAACTGAAAGCGTCGATGAAGTAGGCAAGGAGGCTATGGATGAACACATGCGGCACCCCGCTGCTCATCACAGAAATTACAGACCGCAGCACGGATGGAAGGACACTACCCTTCAAATGCCGGGCTGAGGATGGTGACCTTTACTATGTAAAGGGCCGATCAGCCAGCCATCACAGTCTCATATGTGAATGGATGGCCGGGCACTTGG